GATTTTCTTGTTTCTAAAGTCAGTATTTTATACTGTCAAGTGTAGTTGATTATCGGGAGTGTCGCTGTTTAAACTTTACTTAAAAACTAAAATTAAAAAATCTTGATTAGTATACTTATACCAAGCCAATCAAATTGGTTGGTGGTATATGACAGGAGAAACAAATGAGTGATAAACAAAATTGCATAGCAACCCCGTTAACTGCAGATGAAGATAGCATTGGTATGAGTTATGATACCAAGGTCTGTGGCAAGCAAGGTAATCTAATGTTGAAGTATGAACTGCGAGGCAGTTATTACGGAACAATAGTTCTTTGCGAAGAACACTCTGATAATGTTTGGAGTGAGATTACAAGGTTAATAGATGTAGATAACTTTTAATTAAGTTGTAAGAAGCCCCCGCTTTGGCGGGGGTTTTTTATTTGTCCAAGTCTAACTCTTTAGCCAACATAAATACTTCATCACTTAAGTCATCAAGAGTTCCGTCATTGTAAATAACATGGCTAACCATATAACTATCCATTGCATGTTCTGATGGGTGCCCATTGACTGCGTTAAGATTATGTCTGTTGATGCGCCATATAGAACCGCCAAGTTTCTTTATCGTTTCAGCCTCATTAGGAAATCTAACATCACTAACTACGACCTTGCTACTGCCATCTAAATTCTTTAATGCTATGTCAATCCAAAAATCTAAACCAAACATTTTACGACCAACCTCCGTGCCAAATACCTGAAGCAATCTACGAACCTCTTGGTTCTGCTTGGCTACATCCCAACCATACTCATCCACATATTCTGATAAGCGAGTAACATTATCTAGTTTAGGACTTAAGACATATAATGCTTGGCGCATAGGGTCTGCAAATGAAACTCTTTTGTATCCGTAATTAAGACACAACAATTCTGCGACAGTATCTTTACCACTGCGTGCGTATCCACTCAAACCAATTATCACTAATCACGCCACCAATTTTTTGCTATGCCATAACTATAGACAAAGAATATAATTGCCATAGTATTTACTGCTAACAAGGCAATAATTATTGCTTCACTCATTATTGTCCTAGCCTTTCATATATTTCTAACACTAGTTTATAGAACTCTAGGTCAAGTAAAAGCATTTGCAACTGCCATAAAATAGATTCCATTTCAGTCCCCTCTTTCTTCTTGGTTTCTTATCTCTGCTTGTGCTTGGGCATTACTACGAATACGCCTACGCCCACGCCATATTGGTGCTTCACCACCTAGCCTATCTTGTAACTTATCTAAGGCACGCTTAACACGCTTACGCATGGCTTCTTCGGTGGTTTCATAACTTTCAGCAAGCGCGGCAAACTCCATACCACCCTCTGAATAACGCAGACGGAGCAAGTCTTTATCATTTTTGTTTAAACGATTTACCGCTGCTGATACATCTGATAGTAACGCCAATCTATTACCACCTTCGGAAGGTTTACTAGAGTGTGAAGTAAACTCTGTTCTAGTATCAGGTGCACTAGTCCAGCCAGCATACTCCCACACATCACGAAGTAACTCATGTAATACTACATGGGTATAATAAAAAGTATCCGACATTGGAGCGCGTGAGTGTTGCGCTCTCTCTTTGGCTACATATTTTTGCGCTTCGTTATAGAAAGTCTTACGCAATTTATACTTTAAACTTTCCTCACCCTGCCATTGTTCAATCTTGTGCCAGTGTTCTAACGCCCACAAGGACATGTGCTGGTATAAATCATCAGTACTTACAAGCCCACGATGGATTCTATTAGCACGGCTCGCCACTTGACGGGCTATACTATAAATGTTTTCCCAAACTTTATCTTGTTCATCCATCTGTTGGCTTATCCTTGTGCTCTCTTGTTGCAGTCATTAAATCATCCACTGTTATCAAGTAACCTTTACTTAAATTAGGCGGTATTTCGCAGGTTATATCCCTACCAAATTTATCTACGGCATACCTAAGTACAGGTGTAGGTACCAAGATGACCGATACCTGTAGAACGAAAGCCCAATAGGAAGCCTCCGTAACTGAAAGCCCTGAATCTGCCCATGCTTCGGTCTTTTTAAAATAGCAGGAAGTTTCAATGTATAGATTGTTTGTTTTGTACCACTTTCTATCTCTCTTGACTTCCACAGTTCTACCTTCGGTGAGTAATTCTTCAACAAGTTTTTCTCCTTTTCTTCCGTATCCAAAGTCTAAATCAAACGCTGAGTTTTTTGTCAAGGTGTAATACCAACACGCCTGCGTAAACCATCCGCGCCTTCTGTTAAGAATACATCATTAACATCTTGGTTGTCGGGCATAAACACAGGAAAAACATTATCTAATTCCCTGCTGATATTCTTTGCCATTTCCCTACCAGCATTATCGCCATCACAAAACAACATTATTTTATCCCAGCCATCAAGCACACGGGAGTAGTAATGTTTCCAGTTGTTTGCCCCAGGCAAACCAACCGCAGTAAAGCCAACCTGTGAGGCGATGATGGTATCAATCTCACCTTCACATACAACTAACATACCACTGTCTTTATTTAATGCAGTTATGTTGTATATGTGGGTAGTAGCACCAGGGCGTGAAAGATATTTTGGTCCAGTATCATTACTTAAACTACGAAAACGAATATCAACTACACCTGATGGTGTTATGTATGGAATAGATAACTTACCTAGGTATAACTCATGTCCTGTTTCAGGATTCGCCACGAATCCGAGTCGGAATATACGAGCCGTTTCCTCTGTTATACCGCGACTCTTTAGATATGGTAGAGCCTCGTTGAGGTTTGCTTCGTAACTCTGTGTTGCTTTCGCCAGTAATTCCCTCTGCGATTTTGAGAGCCTTGCCATAATCAACTCCTTCTCGTTTCATAATAATTGAATAAACATCTCCAGCCATGTCACAAGCAAAACATCTATAGCCACCGCCATCAATGTTTAAACGAGCAGACTTCACATGGTCGTTATGGAATACACAGCGAAGTGACATCCAACCACCACGGTTACTTGGAATAGTGAACCCGTAATGTTCTAGTACCTTTACGAGGTCATGCTTAGAAGTTCGGGAGGACATCACTGAGCCTTTGAACAACATAAGCATCGCCTATTCCTTTGTTACTTGCTTTGATAATCACCAATGGTGTTGGCGTAAGAGCAAGTTTCTTTTGTTCTTTATAGTTTTCTGCTTCTATTTGTGCTTCACGCAACCAACCTGATAAGTCAATGCGCCCATCACGCCTTGGAGCCTTGGCTTCTATAACATAAGAGCCATTGACCCCAGGCACGAAGGCATCACCAACATCATTGCGCCCTGCACGAGGCAATCGCTGGGCGTTTAGACCCTGAGTCATTAGCCAATCAACTAACTCTATTTCAAAGTTAGCACCTCTACGCTTGTTGCTCTTTTGTTGACTCATGCTCTCTCCGTTCTGCTGCTTCGTATGCTGCCCAATAAAGATTGTAGTATGCAATGTCAACTGAGAATCGTTTTATGTGTTGAGCAGTAACTCCAGTATGTACATGAACTGGTATGCCTGCTGCTTTTACTTTCCTAAAGAAAGAAATATCTTCACCAATAAATTTCTCTCCCTTTTCATTATTCTCCCCAAACAAAAAATTGTCAGGGAATTTTTCATTTAGTTTAGTAAGTACACTTTTGTGCATAAGAACTAATCCCATGCCAGCATTGTCAATCTTAACAATTTGGTTTAAAGGTAGTGGGTGTAAATAATTAATCTCATACTCGTTGCCAGTTTCATTAAAGACACAAGGCATAGGTTTCATTAAAGAACTTTCCATTTCCTTGGATATAAAATAAACACCACATACTATGGGGCGAGCAATCTTATCCGCAGTATCCCATAAAGTTTTTAAATGTTCTTTAGTTAATACAATATCTGAATCAACCCATAGTGCCCAATCAGTTCCAACCTTTGCCCACATCTCAATCGCTGCTTGGCGTTGTCTTGCTATCTGATTACCCTGTACACGGATAGCATTGTTAATTGGAACTCCATTACCACTTGCAGTTATTATTGAATAAACTAAACCTTCTGTAAACTTGCCATCTGTGGTGCCATTATCACACCATATTATGGATAGCGTTTCTTTATTAGTGTGTGCCATTTGTTTTAAACGCTTTCTGTGATTGGTCTATTACTTTCATTGCGTTCTCGGCTAAGTCCTTGAACGATTCACTCATTAATCCAAGTCGGTCTGCGATTTCTTCTCTGCAATCTCCTCCATGTTCCTCCCTGAGATGAAGAGCAAGTTGACCCACATAGTCAGCAAACTGGATTGACTCAAGCCAGACGGAGGAAGGGTTGAAGATTCTTTGTGTCGCTTCATCAATGTGTTCCACAAACTCAGGGAGTTCATTAAGTAATGCTTCCTTCATCGGTGGTGGTAAGTCCGAGTTCTGTATCGCTTTCTCCACCATCTGCGGGGAAAGTAAGAGTTGCTCCTCTGTAAAGTTCTTCATGTTCTTTTTGTGTAAGTTCTTTAAATTCTTTTGTTTCCGTTTCTTGCCAAACATAGGTTCTCCATCCCACTGTCCAAGTAAAATTCTTAGGTAAAAACTTCAACTGCTTTTCCATATCTTCAATCAGTGTTTTGGTAGGTACAACTACGCTCTCACTATCGTAGGTGCCAGTTAAGTCACCTATGTTTTCTACTAACTTAAGTTCCCATGTCATTGAATCACCGCATCCTTTATCTGCATACTTGCTGGTTCATAGATAAGCCAAACTGGTGAACCACCATTGGCATCTGCTGGTCCATATCTATTCTTAACAGCACACACGCCAATAGTTGCTACTTGACCGTATACCGTAAGTATTAATGATGGTGTCTGTGCAATTTTGCCATGCAATGACGAGCGTGGAGGACAAGGATTACCTGTAACACCTTCGCTAGTATGATGACATACAACTACAGCAGCACCACTATCGCGTGCCCACCACTTAAGTTCACGCATGAGGGTGCGTAAACCACCCCACTCATCTTGACTTTCAAGAGTAACATCAACTGCATTGTCTAAGATAATAAGTTCAACATCTTTACCTAATCGTTCACGGGCAGCAAGTATTGCATCTTCTATATCTTTAAGTGTTGGTGCAGAATCAAACTCCCACATAATATGGTCTGCTGGTTTAAGCATTTGGGCTGCCCACTCCCTATCTTGCTCCATCATCGGTTCAACCTCTGCTTGTGTTCTGTTAGTTAACATTGCAAGCAAGCGCAGACTCATTGTATGGGAGTGTGTATCTGCAGATATGTAAAGTGTTGGTACCTGCACATGCACCGCAAGTGATAAAGCAAAAGTAGATTTACCAGCCCCTGGTGGACCAGCAATCATACTTACTTCACCCCTTCTAAATGTTATCTGCTGCGCCAAGAGTGAGTGCCATACTGTTGGAAGTGTGGCACCACCCTGTGATGCAGTTCTGATTGCCCGTGAAAGAAGGCGCATTTTTTATGCTGGTACTTTTTTGTTACAAGCCTGACCTTGTGGGAGTGGACAAGCATAGAACGCCTTGTATGGGCGACCAGTTGCCTTAGCAATACCTGCTGGTACAAAGCGCATTGGCGCTCCACCACATGCTCCACCATCACATGCTGGCGCACCAGTTGGTGCTGCTGATGTTGGTGTATTGGGTGTTGAACTAATTACTTGTGCATTAGGGAAAGCATTTTTAACTACTGCCATACCCTCAACTGTTTTTTCTAAATCAACTAACGCTGCAAGGCGCTCGCTAACTTGTGTCATTAGTAAATCAAGTTCGGCACCATCGTTTGCACGAAGGTTAATTAACATGCCATCTTTTTTAGTTTTGAAGTTGATTTGTATTGGTGTGCTATCACTCATTTGTTTCTCCTAGTTCGGGATATTTGTGTGATTCTTTACCTTGTACTGCATAGCAAGCATGATTAACAGAACATGTACCACACATAAAGCCTGGCTGTGGTATAAATATATTGTTATCAACTGCAATCTTAAAGCCTTTAACTTGTGAGGCTAAACGCTTTTCAGTGTAGTGCGACAACTCTACTGGTTGAGTTAGTTCACCGCTACGAGCCATAAAGTATGCGCCTTTAACAGGTCGCACACCTATCGCTTTCTCACACATAATTGCGTAGGTACCTAATTGTGTGTAAGTAATTGGTGCTTGTTTGGAGGTTTTAATATCCACAACTACAAGTTCACCATCAGGTGAAACCATAAGTCTGTCTAAAAATCCCTTCATTAGTATGCCACCAATTTCTACATTGAGTTCAGTTTCAATAGCAAACTCTCCACCTGATAATTGGTATGGCTGATACCCACTATCTTGACGAAACTGAATCCAAAAATCTACCATCTTGGGACCATTTTCCAACCACCAGTTTGCATCCTCTTTATTTGGATACTCTCTAGTAGCCCTGCCACCAGCACGGAACGGCATGCCATTGTCAGCAAGACGGTAGTTCTCTTCCCATCGTTGAGTAAATACTGCGGTAGGATTAAAGTCGTTTTCTAAGGGTGGAATTGAGTCATATATTTCTGTTGCCTCATGTAAGGATTTGCCCCCCACAAGCCAGTAAGAGGGGTTTTCAGCGACTTTCTGTATTCTGGTAAGATAGTACGCCCAACCACAATTAAGCCATGAACTCATGGCACTATGGCTGATGTAGGGCTTACCTGTTTTTTCTTCAAGTGTCATATCAATAGCAGAGTCTACATGCACCTCACTCCTCTATCCTGCGACACGCCCTACAAATTACACTATTGTAATTAAAAAATTTTATGCTAGGACTATACTCCTGTTCGTGCAGAACGGGTTAAGTGTATGTGGTTGCTGAAGTGGAAACGGAGGCAACGCCTTCTAAGGTGTGACTATAGTGGCATACCAACCCATGTTTGTCCTTGTGGT